TTGCTTAGATTGCGCCGCCTGGACCAGTTGCCTGTGTTCCAGTTGTACGTGCTACAGTAGCACCAATACCTGCACCGCTAGGAATCTGTAAGCAGTTGTCTGGCTGAATTGACAAGTCAATTTGCATTGGAGTCTGTTCAGCATAGCTCATAGACTGATAGTTAGCAGATACAATATAGCATCCGTAGCATTCCCATGTTTCTAAAACATTTGGAGTACTTGCGCCGTTGCCGCCGTCGAGTACTTCAATACGTAGTGTAAACTTGTAGTCAACTGCTGACGCTGCTGATGCTTGTTCAAAGAAGTCAAACTGCTTTTGCATCTGCTCGCCAACTAGCTTGCTAACGTTACCAGTTACGTCATCACGTAAGCTGATAGCCATTGGTTGCCAAGTGTGCTTACCTGCATAGTTGATAGTACTATTGTAGATCTCAATCTTTTGAGCTGCAAATTGTACGTTTGGCTTAGCAGCGGTAATAACCTGCTTGGTAAGTTCTGTAGTTGGAGTTGATACTCCGAAGTTTTCAAACATCACTCTAAAACGATATTTTAACTTCGGCATCAACATGCCTTGTGTGCTAGATGATTGGTCACTAGCCAAAGGCACTGTAAATCTTGATAATGTTGCGATTGCCATGTTATTCTTCCTTTAAATTATAGACCTGCGATCTCGCCAGTGTTCTTCAAGCGTAGTGGAATGTAGATAAACTCAACTGCTTTAACTGGTTCAATAGCAATGTCAATCCATAGCTCGTTTCTATCGATTCTACTTGGAGTATTGTTACTTTCGTCACAAACTACCAAGTAGTCATATAGAGCACGTTGTCCTACTAGTTCTAATAGTAGAGATTCTACAGCACCTTTAATTTCATCACGGGTAATCTTATCGTTAGGTTCAAAGATGTATGGCTTAGCTAGTTGGTTTAGTTGTCTACGTAAGTAAATTACTAAACGTGCTACGTTGATACGATCTAATGCACTTGCTGCACGAGCACGAGTCTTCTGACCATAGTTAACTAAGCCTGTTCCTGTGAAGAATGTAATCGGGTTAACTTTTGTTTCATATAGTGTGTCACGTTGTCCGTTGTTTAGTGCAACTGACCTAAACTCACCTTCTGAACTAACATAACCAACTGCTGTTGCGTTAGTAATACCACCACGACGTACACCAGCTGGTGCAAACCATGGATAGCTAACTTGGTCGCTTAGAGCAATCATTCTTAAGATCATGTGGCTTGGCGGAACAACTACGTTATTACCAAAGTTGTCACTTGTGTAACCCCATGGGTAGAACATGGCCATGTACTCGTCAAAGCTAGCAGCACCAATATCATTGTCTTCTAATGCGCCATTTGCGTTATTACCCCATGCTAGCAAACTAGTTGCATCTGGAGTTAAACGTGCAGGTGTGTCACCAACAACAAACGCTGTTAGTCCACGATCATAGTTCAAACTGATCAACTCACCAATTAGCTCAGGATAACCTGGGCAAGCGATTAAGTTAAAGATACGACCGTCTTCGTCACGAATCTGATCATTGGAATTAACTGTTGCTTGTAAAGCTGTTACGATAACTTTACGCTGTGCCTTGCGACCAAAACTGCCGGAACCGTCTTCTTGGTTTGCACTTACAGTAACCCAACGATGTGGCCAGTAGTCAGCTTGTGATTCGCCGCCGGTGTTTGCTGGATCGTAACGAACGTTATCTTCAGCAGTGTCAATGTAGTCACGAGTAAATGCTTTTACATTGTAACCAGAACGACGTAGGTTCCATAACAACATACCTTTTGGATATAGTGCTGGATCTGGAGCATCAAAATCTAAGTAATCTGAATCTAATAATGAAGCAATAGAGCCTGCTTCGTAACTGTTTAAACCGCTTGTATTGTAACGTGCATCAGCAAACAAGATACCATCTTCAGTTGATTGGTCAGTTTTGTCAACTAGTACCCAACGCTTAGAAATTGGAAGATTTGCTAGTTCGAAGTTAAACTTATAAACTTGCGGGAAGTTCTCAAGATCAGCTGTGCTAATCCATAAGTCGCCAGTAACTAGATCGCCACCTTCGCTTTGTAATTCTGGAGCAGAAGCAGCTACTTGTGGTCCATTAGGATCAGTAGTACCGTAGTCGGTGTAGTTGTTATAGCCAACCCAGTTAGAACCGTCGTGAATCATAATATCCACTTCGTCGATAACTGAACTATACCATAGACGTCCGTCTGCTGGAATACGTGAAGGAGCATCTCCGCTAGCCACGTAGTTTAATGGAATCCAGTTACTTGCAATGAAATCATTGTTTGCATCACCTGTTGGTGCATTAAACAAATATTCTGTGCCAGTTCTGTAGTTTCCTGAACTTGGTTCGTAGTCGTATGCGCTAAATCCATAATTTGTTAACGGAGTATTAACTAATGGGCCAGCTCCGTCGTTTACTTCTTTCATACGGAACTCGCCGCCATCATTGTGACTGATCAATACACGATTTTGTGAATCAACACTTGCCTCAATGTTAGTAAATCCGGCTGCATTAATAGCATTTGCGAATGCGTCACTATCTGCAATAGTGCCAGTAGCTGTCCAGCTGACTGTTTTATAACCATAAGTGCCGTCGCCGTTGTAATCACCTAATACCGTAGTACCAGTTAGACTTTCTGCAATTCTAATTTGATAACTGCCAGCAGCTACTTGTGTAGTAATTTTTGCAGACTGAATAACAGTAGCACTTGATGTACCACCGCGTCTCCAGATTTTCCAATCTGCTAAACGTGGAGTGTCATCTGTACCGTTTTCTTCAGTAGCGTTAGTCTGAACATATAGTTGTCCAACTTTTAAGTTTGCGCCGCCGCCAACTTTATCTAAACCATAAATTGCTTCTTGGCCGTTAGCATATAAAGGAGCCTCAACTGCTTCCCATGCTAGAGTAGTTTCATTCCAACGCTTAACACGGAAACGAGCACCTAGGTTAGGCTCAGTTGTTTTAATCCATACAGAACCTGTAGGACGAGGAGCTGCTGCTGAGCTCTTAAACTGTGGAACTTGTGTATGCTTAGAAATTTGTAATCTTGGAGCATAGTACGTACCTTGAGTAATACCTATTGCTGTTAGCAATGCTACGCTCTTTGCATCAGAAGTTGCGTCACCGTCTAAATTGGTTGTAATAGCAACAGCATTACTAGTTGGACCATCTTCAGCAGCATTACCAATCTGACCGTCGGAATAAATTTCCAACTTACCGTTAACTACTGCGGCTGTAATACCGTCAAGTGCTGTTAGTCCAGTAATAGCACTTGCAAGAGCTGCTAATGTAGTGCCACCTGTTGTAACAACAGTTCCGTTAATTTTAAGAGTTGCATCGTCAACGATTGCAGGATTAATAGCAGTGCCAGTAACTACAGGCCAGCTTGCGAACCAATCTTGACTACCAACTTCAACCCACTGGCCAGCTGTCTGTCCCGGAGCAACGCCACGGCTTCTATACCATAGTTTGTTAGGGTGAGCAGTTGTTAGTGCAGGAGTGCTAGAACTCACATCAGTAACTACAACTGCATACTCTCCAATCTTACTGCCAGACGCTAAAGGTCCGCCGGTTAGTGGATCGACTTGTGTTGGGTCAGTAATTACACGTGGAATTTTGTTAGCAAACTTCTGTCCGCCTTTAACTGTAGCGGCTGCGCCATTCCACTCAAAAATACCAAATGCTGAAATTTGTGTATCAAACCAATGTGTACCGTTAGCAGGTGTTGCGTCTGGCTCACCAGCACTGGCATCTAGTTGTGCTAGGTCTAGGTCAGCACGTACAACAAATGCACGATTGCTAACACCTAGTAAACTGTATGCGGCTTGTAGACCGTATTCGTTTTGCTCGCCAGCATGAACTGGATTATTGCTTGCATCAGTTTTAAAGATTGGATCACCAAATGTGTCCCCAAGATCTCTCTGACTTGTTAGAAGATAAACTTCTCCAGCGTTAGCTTTAAGTGTACCCGGGGCGGTTCCGGTAGCTCCGCTGTTTGCTTTATTTTCAGCAGTCGCTACAATAACTAACGGTACTGTACCTG